TTGCGTTTCTTTTTAGCTTCTTCTTGTAACTTCAATAACTTCTTCAAATCTTCTATTGTCATATTTCTAATTTCCGCTTGATGCTTTAACTCTTCTTCTGTATACTTCTTTGCTATTTCAGACAAATCTTCCTTAGGTTCTTTCTTCTTATCCTTATCACCTTCCACAGGTTCATTTATCTTTACCTTTACTAAGTCAGCATTCTCTGGATCTTCCAAAAATTTCTTAATATATTCTTCAACTGGAATCTTCACTACATTACCACGACTAGTTTCTCTTACATGATACCAATCGCCATTTTCTTCATCCCATACAAAATCATCTTTACATAATTTAACAATTCGTTTTGGATTCTTAGCTATATCATACGCAGACTGCAAAATTCTAGTTTCCAACTGATATCTTCTTAATTTAAAAATTTCATCCTTAGAATTATTTAAATTGCCTTCTAGTTCTTTAATTTTCTTCTCATATTCTCTTACTTCGGCCTGATGTTCTTTTTTCAATTTCTCAATTTCTCTCTCATGTTGAATTTTCAACTTCTCTATTTCGGAAGCTTCTTTCATTTTCTCTTCTTCTTCTTTTTCTTGATACTGATTCAACTTCTCTTCCAATTCAGCCATCCTTTGTTTAAGTTCTTCTTCAGCCTTTTCTCTAACTTGCATCTTTTCCTGTAAAATTTTCAATTCTCTTTTTGCCTTTTTAGCTTCTTCTTCAGCAGCACGTAATTCTTCTTTTAACTTATCCCTTTGTTCTACAACTTTCTTAAATTCTTCTTCAGAAACAAATTTTTCATTATCTTTTGACATATTATATTAAACCTCCTAAATTATTTTTCTTCTCCTTTCTCTTTTGATTTCTTTGGTTTCTTTGGCTTACTTCTTTCTATTTCTTCTTGAGTAGCTGTGAAATCATAAATATCACGTGCTTGACCAAACAATACACCTGCCGAATCTTGTATCTCCTTAATAATTCCATCACGTAGCTTCTGAACCATTGGATAAGGACAATTTTCAGTTAATTCTATAGCCAATGCCTTATTGAAGCTTCGGCTAATATTCTTCTTCATCATTTCAAATATACTATCAAAATAATCCATAAAAGACAATGCATTAACATCTCTGCAATAACTACTGAAATATCTCTTATTGATTTGTCTTTCCTTATTTAAATATTTCAAATAAAGTTCTATCATTCGATTTTCGGCAGTTTCCAAATGCATAACCTTAGCTTTCAACGTTGCACCAACCAATTCTAATGCAATTCTTCTTGCTCTACTGCTATTTGTTACAATATCTTCTCTAGTTCCAGCTAAAGCCGTACTTAAATAGATAAAATCTATCATACCATTTATAATAGTCCAGATTGTTCTTAATTGACTAATATCTGGCGTAATAAATTGTGGTGGATGACCTGCACTCGCTGGATAAGTAAAAACAGCAGAAGTTCCAATTTTCCTTAAAACATTGCCTTCTTCTGATCTATTCATTTCTTCCAATTCACCATCATCAGGGCAAACTAATTGAGCAAACCCTTGTCTTTCTATCATTTCATCGATTATGGAAGTCCAGTTAAAAATAGTCCTTGCTAGATAAGGCATATCATTTGATAATGGCTCACCTTCACCAGAAGTATCAACTTCATCATGTAAAACTTTAATTAACGGAATTTCACCTAATGGATTATTTGTGCTTCTAACTAAATTTCCTTCTTCATCAAAAGTATATACTCTTTCCTTAGTCAACAAATAATAATATATTTTTTCATCCCTTTCAGTAAAGGGATCTCTATCATCATATTCAGGCAATTTTATCAATGCCCAATTATAATTTCCAAAAGAATCTAAAGACCAATCAACTACATCTAAATATGATAAAACATTAACATAAGGTAAAATCCTTCTTTCTAAAACTTCCTTCAAACTTATTGATCCTTGTATATTTTGTGGAACATCAAATCTTAACCAAAGATAAGATTGACCCATTAATGTAGACAAATTAGAAGCTTTGCGCATAATCTTATCGATATTATCACCTTTCCTGTCAGCATTTTCAAAAAAAGGAGTTAGAATGGCAGCATTGGAACGTTTAACTGGCGTGGCAAAAATGAAATTGGTAAAGGCATTTATGACTTTTTTAGTAATATTCATATAGGAAGCACGTTCTCGACGTCTCTTAAAAGAATCATCATCTTCTAAGGAATGCTTAAAAAGTTCACTATCAATAAAATCTTTACCACCTAAATAGGCTCTTAAGAAAAATTCATACTCTTCTCTTTTCTTTTCATAATTAGGATGTCTTCTTGAAACATCAAAATTCACATAGATTCACCCCATTAAACTGATGGTAACACAAAAAAGCAAATTTGTCAAGATTTTTTATTTTATTAAATGCTTTTCCAATAATTTCTTCCTATTATATTTTGGTAAAGATTTCCAACCTTTTTCTGCTCTATTGCTAAAAATTTCATCTTTTCTTTTTTTAGGAATATTTTCGTCGAATGGTTCAGCGCCCTTTTCCCACATTCTATAATCATTAAAATATGTTCCAGGCCCAGCTTTAGTTAAATCTATTGCTGGTGGACTAGTAATTACCTGTTTCATTGAATTTCTTGCACCACAAACAGGACAAACTTCTGGCGCTTTATCATGTTCTGCAACAGGCTTTTGCTCTTCAACTATTGTACCACATTTTTGACACTTATAAGAATATACAGGCATTTATTTCACCTCCTTTAAACTTTGCTTTGCCACCTTTTGGAAAGTTTTGTTTCTACAGCCAAATCAATTGGCCCTAATAACTTATCCACAAGTTTATGTCTTTTTCTAATTCCCTTGGTCATTTCATAAGTTATAAATTCTTCCATTTCTTTTATAAACTTTTCATCATTATCTATTTCAAAAATAATTTCATCATGCGCTTCTATGACTGGATAAATTCTTTCTTCCAATGAAGATTGTTCGATAATTTCATTTATATCACCAAGAGAAATCAACATAATATCTGATGCAACAGATTGAACCACTGTATTAAAAGCCTGTCGCTTTGTTTCTTCATCAAATTTATCAAATTTCCTTATTCTTCCAAAAGGTGTGTTGATATAATGATTCCTTTCCACAAAACTTACACATCTATCTACTGTTTCTCTTATCTGTGAAAATTGTCCAAAAAAACTATCAATCAATTGTTGTGCTTCAGCTTCAGAAATATTCAATCTTTTAGCCAATCCAATAGATGTCATACCATATAATATACCAAATGTTACAGATTTTGCAAATTGTCGCTGTTCTTTTTGAACCTTCTCATAAGGAATATTGAATATTGTAGAAGCAATCATTGTATGTACATCTTTTCCAGATTTCAAAATTTCAATTAATTTTTCATCACGGGATAAAGCACCAGCAATACATACTTCAATTGTAGAATAATCTGAACCTAAAAATAATTTATTTGGCCTTGCAACAATCATTTCTCTAACGCCGCCTGTCCTTGGTAAATTTTGAAAGTTAAATTTATGTTCCTCCCTTCCTAGTTCAGAGCCACTACTTGTTCTTCCCGTGATAGTTCTAGTTAAATTAAAATTTGTATAAGCTACACCATTTATTAACTTTGATTTAATACCTTTTCCATACGTGGAAAATAATTTTTCGAATTTTCTATATTTAGATATATAACCAGCTATAGGATATTTATCTTCCAGTTTTAATAAAACTTCATTTTTAAATGATTTATAATCCTTATAAGATAAACCATATACTCCATAAAACAATAATCTAATATCATGATCAGAACTTGGATTAAAAGGCGTTTTATTAATTAATCTTTTCTTATAAAAACGTAACAAATTCTGAGGCAAAAACTTTACATCAACATTATCCAAAAAACCATCTGTCATGCTTTCTATTTTTTTCTTTAATATTTGCAATTTTCTTTCAAACTTCTTTGTAAGTATATCCAAATATTTAGTATCAACCAAAACACCTTTATATTCCATTTTCATCAAAGCTCGTTCGGCTTTAATCAAAAAATTCCACAAAAAATCTTTATCTTTCAATTTATCTTTTAAAATTTTATATAACCTAGCTGTTTTTATAACATCACTAGCATTATATTCAGGATTTATATAAGTCTTCCAATCTTTACTTCCCTTTATATCTTCACCATAATGTACCAATTCAGGAACATATTCATAGCATAAACTTTGCAAACTATAATGTTTTCTATTCTGATCTATTATATAAGCAGCCAATTGTGTATCCGCATATATAGGAAGCCAAATCCCAAATTTATCATAAATCCATTTTAAATCAAATTTAATATTATGACCAATGAGTTTATGTTTAGATAATTCTAAAATTAAATCTTTAGTCACATTATCAGTCACAAACGCAAACTTATCGTTTCCAATACCTAATAATTTAATATCGCCGAATTGCCATTCAATTGATGAAGTTTCCAAATCAATTGCAACTTCATCTAATTGTTTCAATATTCTTATGAGTTTATTAGCATCTTTAAAAAATTTATATTTTATTTTTTCTTTTTTTAAATCATTATTAAATAATCTATCTAAAACTTTTAAAGTATCAGAAATAAATCTTGATTTAGCATCACTTCCATACTTGCGCATATAAGCTGCTGGATGTGCCATTATTGCAAAATATTTATTATCTTTTAATACAACTTTATCTTTAACTTCAGTTAATGTAAGTCCTAAAATTCCTTGAACTGGTACATTTCCTAACAAAAGGAATCTATCACAATTTATACCTTCAATTTCTTTATCAAGATAATATTTACATCTTTTTATTATTGGAACAGTAATTTTAATATCTCTATCGAAGCAATGAACCATATTAGTAGCAAAACAATTTTCTCTAGTAATTCCATAAGATGATAAAGCAGACCATAAAAAATCACCTGATCTTCCAACAAAAACTTTCCCTTGTTCTATTTCACTTTGACCTGGATTGATACCTATAATAATTAACTTTGGTGGATTTTTTTTAAATTTTTTTAGTTCATCTTCAGAAGGAAATACAGATGGACTTTTTAGAAAAGGACATTTTTCACAAATTTTGTCTATTTTATGAGGGACAAATTTTTCAAACATCATTTACAAATTTCCAATGGCAGTCCAAATTTTTAAATCTTTTGTTTCCAAATAAGCAACATTATTTTCATAAATAAAAAATTCAACATAATCACTATCAAATGGAATATTAAAAATTATTGCAGGTAATATATAAGCATTATTTAATCTTCCTTTTACTTCACATAATAACTTAATTTCAGGATATTCATTAATTAAATAATTCTTTTC